ACTCGTCATCGTCCTCGGGCGCTTCCCCCGGCTCCTTCTTGGCCGAAGCCCCATCGAACGGGAGCTCGTCATCGCCCTCGGGCGCTTCCTCGGGCTCCGGGGCAGGCTTCTTGGCCGAAGCGCGGCGGAGCGGCGGCTTAGGAGCTTCCTCCTCGCCGTCATCATCTTCCTCCTCGCCGTCCTCGTCTTCCTCGATCCGATCCCTGACGGCCTTCGAGAACCCACGGCGCGCCGTGGGGGCTTCCTCGTCGTCGTCGTCGTCGTCGTCGTCGTCGTCGTCGTCGCCAGCCAGGCGGGACTTCACGGCCTCGGCCTTCTTGATGCGACGCGGCGCGGGGGCTTCCTCGTCGTCGTCGCCATCTTCTTCCTCGCTGGGCTTACGGCCCCAGCCCTTCTTCTTCGGCGCGGTCGTCTCCTCGGTTTCTTCGACCTCGGCCTTCCGGCGCAGCTTCTTCACAGTCATGTCATCGTCTCCTTGTTCGATGTTCAACTCAGTCCTCAGAGCTTGCAAGAACCGTGCCTGAGTAACGGCTTTCCCTTCGACTTGCTCTTTCGACAGCTCATCGACGGTATCCTTCACGACTAGCGCGTGGTTGATGACACTAGCCCGCTTGTTCCCCTGGCGCAAGATGCGTTTTAGGAACTGTTCATAAAGCTCCAGGTCGATTGTGACCGAGAACCAGCACACATGCCCCGCGCTTGACTTCTGGAAGTTTAGCCCGTGGCCGGCGCTGGCCGGGTGCGCGAACAGCATCTGGATCTCGCCGGCGTTCCAACGCTCCTCAATGTCCTGGGCCTGTTTGTCGGACGCGCCGGCGAGGTACGGCGTGTCAGGGAACCGCTCCAGCAGGCGCGCCAGGTCGTGCTGGAACTCGTAGCCCACAAGGAGCTGCTGGCCCTGCAATTCATCGCGCAGCTCCTCCAGCGCGTCGAGCTTGAGGTCGTGGAGCTTGATGAACTCCCGCTTCCCGTTGCGCTCGATGTAGACCGCGCCGTTGGCCATCTGCTTGAGCTTCGAGTGAATGCCGCCACTGTTCTCGGCCGTGACCGTGATGTCCTGCTCCTCCAGCTCGACGGTCATCTCCCGTTTCAGCTCGCGGTAGAGCTTGAGCTGGGCCGGCGTCAACTCGATCATGCGAGGATCGGGCACTAGCTCGGGCAGCTCCAGCCAGTCCTCGGCGCTCATGCGCAGCACATACGGCCGTATCAGCTCCTCGATCTTCTCGCCGGCGCCCTTGCGCAGCGCGAAGTCGAAGCCGGTGTAGCCGGCGTCGAAGAACCGATCACGGAACCGGGTGATGTAGACGCCGAGCGCGCGGCCCTCGTCGAGGATCATGATCTGGCCGAACAGGTCCATGTAGCCGTTCGGGATCGGCGTGCCGGTCAGGCCCCAGCGGCGCGATGACTTCCATGCGTACTCGCGGAATTTCTTATGGCGCTGGGCCTGGGGATTCTTGAACTTGGTCAGCTCGTCGATGCAGAGCGTGTCGAAGGGCCAGCGCCGGCGACCGAAGCCGAACTGCTTGGTCAGCCAGGAGATGCCCTCGGGGTTGACGAGGTAGATGTCTGCATCGGCCTCCAGCGCCGCGGCCTTCTGCTTCGGCGTGCCGTGCACGAGCGAGAACCGCAGGTGCCGGAACTGCGTCCACTCCTGGCCCTCCTGCCGCCACACGAGCTGGCAGACGCGCAGCGGCGCGACGACGAGCATCTTGCGCGCCACACCCTTCTCCTGGAGACGCCGGAACGCCTCCAGCGAGATCGAAGTCTTACCCAGGCCGGGATCGAAGAACAGCGCGGCGACCGGGTTCTCGACCAGGTGCTCGACGCCCTTCTGCTGGTAGAGGTGCGGAACCCAGAGCTTGTGCGACTTAGGGGCTGGCCGCGTCTTCTTCACGGAGCCGCTGGATGTGCTGCGTTGCTTCGTCAACATCGTCGAATACCTCCACCCTGTACCCATTATTGCGCAGCCAGTTGATCTTCTCCTGCTGCTTTGCCGTAGGCTTCTTTCCTGGAGCCTTGAACTCGATGAACAGCGGCCGGCCGCCCCGGAGCAGGATCACCGTATCCGGCCACCCGACCGGGAGACCCTGGCGGAACACCAGGCGGATGTAGCCGACCATGCGCTTCTTGCACCAGTCGAGCACGTTGCCCTGGATTTTGCCCTCGGGAGTCTTAGACATCATGGTCCCCTAACCGCCTCTAGATCTACAGCACGTTTTTGCGGATTTAATATTTGCATGGGCCACCTTTGGCGCGCTGATGCGGACACCAGTCACAGAACCGATTCGGCTTGGGGGCGAACGTCGTGTCGTTGAACATGGGCTCGACGCGCGCCTCCCACTCATCCTTGCGCTGGCGCTGGCCCTTCTTCGGGAAGGAGGCTTCCTCCTCCTCGCCACTGTCCATGTACCAGAGGCGCGTGTCCACCTCGCGGACCTCGGGATACCGGGCGAAGGTCGCGGTGCCGAACAGGTCCATCTGCTCGATGTTGTCGCCCCACTTCTTGCCCGACTTCACGTCGATGATGAGACTCGTGTTGTCGGGATAGATCAGCGCCACGTCGGGGATGACGCGCAGCCAGGTATCCTTCGCGAACCATCCAGTCGGCTTCCAGTTATCGGTGAAGCCCCACTGCTGCTCGACCATGGGCTCCATCTCGCGCAGCTCAGTAAACAACGCGCCAAACTTGGACAGCGCCGGCGCAGGCAGCATCTCCTCACGCTTGAGGAAGTTTTCCGCCTGCTTGTGGATGTCGATGCCACGTTGCATGGCCGCCGACTTCTCGACAGGCACCTTGTCGATCTTTTCGAGCTTGTACTTGAGGGGGCACTGCTCATACAGTTTCAGAGCTGAGAAGCTCCACGCTTTGACGCCGTTACCCATCACGCACTCTCCATAAATATGAATTTCTTGTCTAACACATCCGGTTGCGCTTCGCACTGCGGACACACCACGGTAGCCTGATCGGCCAGCGGCGTAAGCTCCACGACCCTGTGCTTCGCGCCGCACTCGGGGCACGGCTGCTCCACGTAGTCGCCGTCGCTCACGCAGATCGTCAAGTCCGCCCAAGACGGCCCGACCTTACCCTCAGTGACCATGGGCACGTCCAGGCCCACATCCTCCATGCACCGCTGGAGAATACACATCTGCTCTTCCCAGCAGTCCTCGGGGCTTGTGATGTTGATCTCGTCGTAGACCGTGACCAGGAACCGGGTGCGCGGATCTCGATCCGGGTGATGATACCACGCGATCAGGCACTCCTTGGTCAAGTCGGCCGAGCTGCCCTGCACCAGGTAGTTGATGAGCTTGTATGAGAAGTCGCGCCAGCGGCCGTCGATCTTCTTCTTGGGCTCGGGGAAGTAGATGCGGCCGCCCCAGGTGCGGATAGGCTTGCCCGCGCGGACCAGACTCATGATCTGGTTGACCACATCTTTACGGCCCGGCAGCGCCTTGTCGTGGGCGTCGAGGAGCTGCTGCGCTTCATCGACCGTGACACGGAGCTGGCTCATCACGCTGCCCTTGCCGCCGCCATAGATGCGCAGGAATGTGACATTCTTAACCTTCGTGCGCTCGCGCTCCACGCCGGTCAGCTCCAGGATGATGTCCTTGAGCCAGCCGTGCGGGTCCAGGGCAGGGTTCTCGACGTAGGCCGCGAGCAGCGCGCCCTGCTCGAAGTGCGCGAACACGCGCACCTCCTGGCCGGAGAAGTCCCGGTGCAGGAAGACGTGGCCAGGATCCGGCAGGATGTACTGGCGCACGAGGGGCAGCGGGTCGATGTCCATCCAGTCGGGATGCACGTAACCATCGGTGCGACCCTCGAAGCTCTTGCTCAGGTTCAAGAAGTTAGGCTGCGAGGTCGAGGGCCGGCCCGTGCGCGTGCCCCCGCCGCTATCCCCGCCGCGCGTCTGGTGCCAGTTGGTCGAGATGTAGCCGCCGCACTGCCGGGCCTGAGCCAGCCAAGGGCGCATGAACATCTTGAGGCAGGTGCTCAGCCGGTTGCGATAGCCGAACGCCTGAGCGACCTTCTGGTCCTGATACTTATCCGGGGGGAGTTTGTCTTTGGCGACCGAGCGATACTGCTTCGGCACGTCCGCGGGCTCGACGTCCGGGTGCTCC